CATGTACCACTTGTGGTTCAAGCCACGCTCTTGACCAGCAGCAACAACAACGTCCGTCAGGTCAGTCAGTGCAAGGGCACCAACTGTAGCAACGGTCAACTCAGCAACTCCAGCGTCGCCTTCGATTCCGCCTGTGTAGATGTTTCCGCCTGTGAAGAGATTATTGTCCTCTTCGCGGGCAAAGCCCCAAGCCAAGTCGCGAACGATTGTGTCAGTCATGCTGATGACCGAATCTTCGCTAACCTCGGTTGACATCTTGACCAAGCCAGCCATTTTCTTGGCGGTCAAGGTGATCTGGTCGAAAGTCAAGTCCGACTCAGTGATGGAGGCTGCTTCACTGGGGTAGTAGATGGTTGAGTGTCCAATCAACTTAGGAACCGACCAAGTAAGGGCACCCATGACAACTCGACGACATGCACTGCGAGCAACACCATACTCCTCAACCAGGTTGATAAGCTCGGAGGCTAGTGGTGTTGGTACTGTGTAACCACCCTTGTTGTCTGTTCCTTCGCTTTGTGCTGCCATGAACTCACGGGCGTTGGCGTCTCCACCAACAGCAGCAAGGAACATACCGGCTGTGTATGCGTCTTCGCTGGAAGCGAATACGTTGGACTTGTTGTATTTTGCTTTCGCAGGAATCGTCATTTCTTCGGTCTCATTCAATTCGGGTTCGATGGATGCCACAGGCTCAACAGCAGGGGCTTGAGGGGTAACTCGTGAAGCAGCAATTTCGTCTCGTCGGGCTTGAACCTTCTCAAGACGATCCTTTTTTGCGACCAATGCAGAGAACTCTGTGTCCAATGCCTCGATCTGTGCAAGAGTCTCCTCACTGCTGTCACCTGCTTCCAAAGCGACATCTGCAAGAGCCTCCATTTCGATTGAAATGTCATCCAATCGTGCAGCAATTTCTGCGATTTTCATTATTGATTTCCAGTTGGAAAGGGTTTGAAACTTGAAATTGCCCAGACAGGTATTATTATAGCTCGGTTAAATGAGCTATTTTTTAACAATCATCTTCATGCGTCTGGACTTACTTTTTGCCTTCGCTGACAACGCGAACGGGCACAAGGACGCAAACGCTTCGGGTTTCTCCGCTGACGCCTTGGCCCTCGTGATTTGATACACCTCGTCTGCAAATCCCATTGAAACAGCGTCTTCTGCTGTCATCCAGGTCTCTGCGTCCATAAGTGCAAGGACATCTGCCTCGTCCATCCCAGTCCTTTCGACGTAGGTTGTGGCAATGTCTTTGTCCATCATTTCCATAATGTCTGCTGTGCTTCTAAAATCCTTGCAGTTACCCATTGCCACTGTCCAGCATCGGTGAACCATGAACTTTGCGTTACTGTTGATGAGCACTTTGTCTGCAGCACAAGCAACCACTGTAGCTATGGACGCTGCGAGTGTGTCGATATGGATGGTCACCTCGCCCTCGTGCTGCATGATCGCGTTGTACATAGCAAGGCCCTCGCTGACTACGCCACCTTCTGAGTCAAGCTCAATGGTTACGTCTTGGCCTGCGTGTTCCTTCATAATGTCCCTGAAGTCGTCGGCGGAGATCCCCCCTTCGAAGTCGCCCACTGGGCCACGCATGACGATCTTTTTGTTTGCTGGGTCTGATTCGAGTCTCATATCATTTGCCTTCGCTGTTTGTGTTTGATTCTTCTGTTGTTTCTTCTTCTGTCTGGTCGCTCTCCTCGGCGGCTGGTGCCTCCTGGTTTGCGATCTCGTCACCTCCCTCGATTGGATCAAGGCAGTGCATTTCTCTCAGTTCGTTGATCGTGGCGAATCCAGACTGGCTCAATTTCATTGTGTAGTCAGCGAGGCTGTTCGGATCCCCTTGCATGAGCAATTTGGTATCGAACTCTGCCTCAAGGTTGGAGTACGGCATCAACTTTCGTTCGATCTCCTCTGTCCACTTCGAGAACCAACGCCCAAGGCAGTTGTTGATGTAGGCTGTGTTTCGCTCGGAGATGGAGCGGTACGTTTGGCCGCTGTTGTCGCCAAGGATAGACTCAAGCCCAAACAGAAGTGCAATCTCCTCTCGCTGGAAATTTCTCTGCTGAAGGAACTGAGAGTCTGTTCCCGACACTGGCAGGACTTTCGCTGTCATGCCGTCTCGAAGCAATCCAGCCTTGCCAGTATTGTCAAGCCCTTCATGCTTCGCGTTAAAGTTATCCAGGAACTCCTTGGCGTCCTCAGCCGACCTGAACATCCCGTTGGGAGCCTCAAGCAGCATGCCAGGTCTGCCGCTGTTTGCGATTGTAACGGCAGCACCCTCTTGTCCGGCTTGCGTCAAGCCAAACACGTCCCTTGCCATGTCGATGACGTGCATACCCCAGATACCGTTGTAGCTGGTGTTCATGACGTGGAGCATGTCTCGATCTGGTATCTTGTAGTATTCTCCCGACTTGGTCTTGCTGGAGATGGCGTCCTGGGTTGTTCCTGCATCCTGAGTGACAAGGTGCCACTTCTGCCCATCAACAAGCATTGTCTGGCAGTTGTATGGGAGAACTGGGATGAGCCCGATTGGAGTCCCATTGGAGTTACGCTCAATGTAAGCCCTACCATTCCCAGCAATCAGGCTGTGTACCATCATGATCTCTCGCAGCTGGTAGGCAGTCATCATCTCGTTCGGGTTCTTGTTGAGCAGCCTGTAGACATTGTTTCTCAGGTACTCTTTCTTGCCAGACTTGTCGTAGCTGACGACATTGATCGGCATTTGCCCAATATGACCGCTGATCTTGTTTACAGCGTACATTACTGGAGCCAAACCAAGTGCCGACTCGGTTGTTACCTTGATCCCAGTCTTTGACGGCTTGCCGCCAAAGGCTTCAACCAGCCACTGGGTCGGGTTCTTGGTGTTCGAGAAGGCCCGAAACACCTGCTTCATTTTGTTCTTCATGGTCAAACCTTTAGGTTATAAAGTAGTCCCCTCGTCCTCGCCCTCGTCCCAGCATAGCTCTTGAAAAAGCCATTGTCAGTGCAACAAGCGGGTCGATCTTTTGGCTAGACGACGCTTTGTCGTATTGCCATCTGTCAGACCTGTCTCGCACTGCAACCGCATTTTCAAGGCACCACCTGAGAAGTGGAGACCCGTCATGGACGAATCTGCCGTCTGCTATTGCCTGCCGAAGCTCAGAAATAGGTTCATTAAAGTGTCTTGTAGTCTGAGGCATGGCTGAGATCACCACGCCCTCTTGTTCCACCTGCTCACCAAATTGCTGTGCCTGGTAGGGGTCAATCGCACAGTCTGTGGTGTAGTATCTCCAGTAGTCGTCAATGAAGTCCCTTTGAAGGTCAGAGATTGGTGACTTCGTTACGGTTATCAGACCCTGTTCAATGAAATTGCACACAGGGATTGCATTGAGATCCCTTGGCGTGTTCACGCTGATGTATGCCCTCACTATACCTTCGTACCTGTAAACGGGCCTGCCGTCATTGTCTGTGTCGCCTGTCTCGAACCTCGCAACGAACGCCGACGCTGCCAGGTCATCTCGCCCTCCGAGGTCAATGCCAGAGCCAACGCAATCCGCATCTCTCGACCAGTCAGATAGCTCGCCCCTACAGGCATCAAACTCCTCAAGGTTGAAGATCCTCTCCGTTGAACTCACCAGAACGTTCGCGTGGTATCTCTTAAACCTGTTCAACGCCTGGGGGTTTGTCTTTGCTGGCTTGATCTGGCCTCGAAGAAACTCCATACTGATTGACACACCCATATTGGGGCACGACTTGATCCAGCACGATTCATCAAACGGGTCGTCATCTTCGTCGATCTCATAGCACACCGCGAACAATGCCTCCTCGTCGATGATCCCGTCAAGTACCTGCTTGGCGAACGTGACTTCCTCGATCCAGAGGTGGGACTGGTCATCTCCTGCTGTGGTGACAGTCAGGGTCAATGGCTGAACGCGGGAACCGGATCCAGTTACCATCGAGTTGTAAAACTTGCGGTGCTGCTTGGTCCAGGCGTGAGTCTCATCCATAATGACAAGTTGCGGGTTCAGTCCGTCATAGGGTCTGTCGGATCCAACGGCCTGCATATTCCCACCGTTGTGAGTAAATGTCATCACCTTGTTTGCCACGGTACTGCCAGCCTTCAGAACTGGGCTCTGTTGCCTCATCCTGAAGCACTCAGCCAGAATAACCTTCTCAGCCTGCTCTCGCTTCGTTGCAGCCATGATGACCTGGGACTGGCCCTCTGGCTCGCCCGTCTTGGGGTTGATGTCGCAGGAGGCTATGAACATCGCGATACCAGCAGCAATGGTAGACTTGCCCTGCTTTCTCCCCATAGACCAGTACACCCTTCGGAACCTGCGGCCCTTGCCGTCATTGCGTTGCCAGCCGAAGATGTTTGCAACCGCGAATGCCTGCCAGTCTTCTAGCGTGAAGGGATCCCCTGCGTGTTCGCCGATAGAGTGCCTCAAGGCCGCTGGGAAGAAAGACAGAACTGCCTCTGCCTTGTTCGCGTCAAAGGTGTACGGGAAGTCCTCGTCGCCAATGCGATCCAAGTCGCTGAGGTATCGCTCTACAGCCAGCCTGACGTACTTGCCTACGACTATGTCACCATCCATTACAGCTTGTGCATATCTTTCCCACGGGGTCACGACTACCCCTTAATTTTGGCAATAATGGAGGCCAGAGAGGTCGCTTCTTCCTCTTGGGCATCGCTCTTTGCGACAGAGAGCCTAGCTCTTGACGACGGCGAGAGACCCAGCTCGGAAACCAGTTTTAGGTGCTGTGCTGAAAGTTTGAAATAAGCTACAGACTCAGGCGAGGTTTTCCCGTTCTCATCGGCGTGGCCCTTGTTAGATAAATGTGTGTGGAGCCTTGACCATTGTGAGTACGTGGAACAGTATGTTGCGAGGAGGTGAGTGTCTGTGCGAGTTAAGATATTTGCGGCACGTAGCACTTCAACAACTTCATCCCATACTTTCAACGCTGTTTTGTCACTTACTATGAAATCCGGAGGAACCGGATCCCCATCAGCACCGCGAACAGCAACGGCTGGCTTGCGGCTTGGGTTCTTTTCAAACGCCCCAGAAGCCTGTTGGACTTCAAGGGCTCTTGGTTTTCTTCCTCTTGTCATAACACTATTATAGCTCGGTTAAAAAGGCTGAAGCAGGCGAACCGGGAAACACTCGGTTGAGTCCTCCAGAACCAACTGGATCAACTCCACTCCTGCGAGCGATAGTGGGTGGTAAGCGTCCTCCTCAATCATCTCCGAGGCATTTGTGAGCGACTGAGACCAGTTGTGATCGCTGATGACCTCCTGGACGCAGGCCCTGATCGTCATAGCAACCCACTCGTGCCACCCCTCGATATTGCTGACGGTCCTCAGTTGCAACGGATCCGATATTCTTACAATCGCGGTCGCGTTCACTGAGACTAGCTTTCTGTCTGCGGTTGTCAGAGACTGTAACCCAGTGTCTAACGTCCATTCTGATGCTGGGTAGACTTCGACGTGCGTGACCGCTGGGATGTGTAGGAGCGGGCCTGTGAACAGCCTTGGCTCCCTCCCCCAAGAGTCGGCAACGCCAAACTGATTGGTGGCAGGCCGATGGTGGATCTGCGGCAGCAGGTCGAACAGGGGTTCGATCACGCTCGCGATAACTTCTGACAGGCTCATTTCTTCTCCTCTTTCTTGGTCCAAACTATTGAATCGTAGTTCTTGTCGTACTGGTCCTTATCGACTTCGCGGGGTCGATCACCTTTTCCGTTGCTCATGTATCTCGCCTCCAACCTGATAAACATAGTGGACCCCATTCACGATCCACCCCTCCCTCCAGGTGCAGAACTCCCTGACCTTGGTGCCAGAGAGTTCTGCCCACAGCCTCAACGTCTCTGGCATCACGGGCCGCCTGTGATCTTGGGGCCACTCTTGCTCAACCTTGACGCTTGAAACACAGTGAGTAGATTTTGCAGTTTGGAGATTAGGACGAGCGAATCTTCGTTCTGCGTTCGTGATTCAGCTCCAATGGACTTAGCTAGCCGCAGCTCGATTTCAAGGGATCTACTTATCGTTGAAACTAAGGCCAATTTGGCCTTAGTGTCTTCGAGTTCCTTCCTCAGATCAAGGACCACTGGGCAGACTCT